TATTTTGAGCCTGCTGCGATTGACGACTTGGAGATGAAAGAGCTTGTAGTGAACTGCCACAGACACGCTAAGAGTATGTATGCAGATTACTACGAGGTAACGGATAAGTTTATTGAACTCTTTTACGATGCCACTATGAAAAATGCAGAAGAATTCTGGGATACCTATCCAGGGTATATCACCATCAACAACAAGAAGATTCCTGCTAAAGGTGTCAACAAGGAAGAGTTTATTAAACACTACCACCAACACGTGAAGTCTCCAGAAAAGCACGAGCTGATTATCAGTACTCTGCGCTTTGCTGTAGACAATAAGATGATTGCTATCCGTATAGATAAGTGGTTACAGTCTGAGGCATACAATGATATTCTGAAGATGATGGAGACTAAAGCATCAGAAGATATGCCCAATGACCGACTCATCATATGAGCTTCCAATAAGGACGATGGATGAGGTAGTAGCTTCTACTACTTCAACCATTGAGTCCTATATGGATGGCACTGTACCTGTATTGAAAACCCGATGGAAGCGTGTCAATGATATGCTTCTTGGTGGTTTGCAATTCGGGATGGTATATGTGGTCGCAGGTGCTTCGGGTCACGGCAAGAGTATGTTCCTCAACAATTTGATGAGGGACTTTACTTCACCCGTGTTCAATAGTTTCGAGAAGCCTCTGAAGATTCTACACTTTAGTTTCGAGATGAGTGCCGAGATGGAATTAATTCGACGCATCAGTGCCCTATCTACTGTTGGACTGGACAAGATTCTCAAAGCCGATAGCAAGCTGACGGACATCGAGAAGTCTATGATTTATGATAAGCTATCTAAAATCAAGGAACCAGATCTCTATTTCGTAGAGAAACCTGGTACCCGAATGGAGATAGCTAAGACTATCAAAGCTTTCATAGATAACAATCCCAACTGCCACTACGTAATCTGTTTAGACCACACTCTTCTGGTAACCCCATTACCCGGAGAGAACGAGATACAGATGCTTGCCGAGTTAGGTAAGATGTGTATTGAGATACGTAAGAGATTCAATGCTATGATTCTCCTTGTGTCTCAGCTAAACGATAAGATAGAAGGTGACAAGCGAAGAGACCCCGATATTCCTACCCTTCATTATCCTATGAAGACGGACATCCACGGCTCTAAGCAACTGTACCACGCAGCGGATTGTGTTCTTGTAATCCACCAGCCTAGCCTTTTGGGTCTAGAGACGTATGGTAGAAGAAATATCCCTACTCAAAACTTAGTAGCCTTACACTGCCTTAAGAATCGTCACGGCCAAACAGCCCTGACACTACTCACAAACAATTTAAAAAATGGAACCTTCGACGAATACGAAAGTAGTTCTTCGCCAGCTCAAGACACGAGACCTAGATTTTCCCTATGACTATGCAGAAGTAGAAGTAGGTAGTATCTTTATGAACCGCGACAACACATACACCTTTGTGTTGAGTAACAGGGTTTTAGTGTTTAATGTTTTTACCTGTAACCTACGTATTGAAGGTCACTCTTACTTTGTATTAGACAACGACTATACTCTGATACAAAAACATACAGATGCCTACAACGATTGTTACAAGGCTCTTGCCGCACTGATGAACAAGCACTTTATAAATGTTATTGAAGAAACCTTTTCACCTATGAAAGATGATTGAACCTAAAGTACAGAAAGCAGCGATGAGTCCACATCGTCTCTTCATTTATGGCAAACCAAAGATTGGCAAGACCACTGCTATTGCACAGCTCCCTAAGCATTTGATTATCGATACAGAAATCAAAGGCACTAAGGATGGCGGTGCAGTAGGCGGCACATCATTCTGTGATGGCGCATACAGCATCATCGTAGGTGACTTGCCGACGTTACGTGAAGCCCATAAGTATATCGTAGCCAATGGTGCAGAGTTTGATTTCATTGTCATCGATACGATTGATCATATCGAGACGTGGGTATCAGAAGACATCTGCGCTAAACACCGTGTAGCTTCTATCGGTGACTTGCCACACGGTAAGGGTTGGGCTATGGCTCGTAACCAAACTATCGCGGTAGTAGAAACCTTTGCTAAAGCTGCAAACAAACTCATCATTGTGGGCCATCAGAAAGATGGTCATGGCGAGGAGCAGATTGAGGTAGAGAAAGTCGCACTTACGGGCAAGCTTAAGACTCACCTGTGCTCGATTATGGATGGCGTGGGCCGTATTACACGCAGTGCAGAAGGCAAACTTATGATTGACTTCCGTACGGGTAACAATACGGATGCTGGCTGCAGGATTCCACGGCTAGCAAATCAACTTATGGAATTGGACTGGAAAGAAATCTACCCTGATATTATTAAATAAAAAGAACTATGTACGGATTCGATGAAACAACTGCCACAGGTGGTGGCAACTTTGGTAAGATTGCAGCTGGTATCGTAGAGAATATCAATCTCAAGGACATCAGCTACGACCATCTTAAAGCAGATGGAAGCGGAGATAAAGTAATCAAGTTTGTATTTGCAGATGATGCAGGTGCTACGTTTACTCATATCGAGTTCCCTATTGACTTTGCTCAACGTCTTCAACTCGCTAAGGGTTGGGGTAAGTCTACGGCTGATGCAGAAGCATATGTCAAGCAGGAGTATGAAGCACAAGGTGAGCGTATCAAGCATATCCTGAGCTGCTTTATCCCTAAGGATAAGTGCGTGGTGAAGGCTGACAGCTTTGAGAACTTCGCTCAGGGCATCATCAAGTTGATTGGAGATAACCATCGCAATGTACCTGTCCGTATCAAGACAGTTTACAAAGGCACAAGTGGCTATACTACCTTCCCTAAGCGTGCCTTGAAGCCTTTCATTCAGAATATGAAAGAGCCTAACCGTTTGGCTATTGATCCGAAGTGGGACAATGTTACCCCTCCGGTTCCTGATAATGATACGTACAATACCACATCTGTCTTTGCAGAAGATAAGAAGGAGCAATCCTATGATTCTGCTGCTGATGCGCCCTGGTGATGTACGAACTGCGTCCTAATCTAAACAAAGATTATATCCTGACGCAGCTGTCGCAAGAACAAATAATGGAGAAGTATCTGGGAGTGAGGATTGATCTTCACAAACGGATTACTTCTCCATTGCGGCAGGATAATAATCCTAGTTGTGGATTCTTCTATACCAAGGAAGGAGACCTACTCTTCAAAGACTTTGCTACAGGTTATGTGGCTGGTTGTTTCAAACTGGTTAGTGACAACTACAGCTTGAACTTCAACGACACACTTAGTAAGATAGCAGATGACTTTGGATTGCTTTCTGGTACCCCTGCTCCACGTATCGAGTACCTAGAGTTTGTACCCGGAGAGAAGGCAAAGACCTCTATACAAATCAAGCGTAGAGACTTTACCTTATCTGATAAAGACTACTGGACACAGTTCGGCATTACCAAAGAGACCTTATCTCTTTTTGATGTCGTGGCTGTAGACAACGTCTGGGTAAATGGGAAGATAGTATACGGGTATAGTAGAAACGACCCAGCTTACGCTTACTGCTTCGGTGGTGGTGACTACAAAATCTATTTCCCTAAGAGAAGAGGAAACAGATTTATATGTAACTGCACTGTAATTCAAGGAGAGCATATCGAAAGGAATTATAGGAAAGGTACCATCATCACCAAAAGTATGAAGGATGTAATGGTGTTTCACGAGTTTGGTCTAACTGCTGTTGCGCCACAAAGCGAATCTGTATATCCCGATGCCACCTGGGTCGAGGAATTGAAACAGAAAAGCAGGTTCGTTGTATCGCTCTACGATTTTGATAAGGCGGGTGTGTCTATGGCTAACTATATGAGAAAGCAATACGGCATCAAACCCCTCTTTATTACGAACGGAAGATTCGGTACAGAGAACCTAGGGGCTAAAGACATCAGTGACCTCGTAAAGTTTCACGGAATGAACTATGTTGCTTTACGCATATCTTGGCTGCTAGATGAACACTACAGTCATTGAGATTCCAAACTTTATTACTCAAGTAAAGATGAGTAATAGCCGTCGTCCTAAGTACTATACCAAGACCGACAAGATTCCAAAGAAGTTTGCAGGATGTAACTTTGATGCTAAGGGTAGACTGCTTGGCCCTGATAACCAGCCAGTTGTGAAGAACTCTCGTAGCGTAGACAAGCCTCGATACAAGAAGATTAATGGACAAGAGTTTTACTCTGGTGTAGCTAGTCCAATTATCCGTGTAAAGATTGTCAATGCTATCAAAGATTACTTCCGACCCTTTGTAGAACCAATCGCTAAAATCAAATCCTTCCCTGTACAGCTAGAGTGCCACTTCTATGATGTACCTGATAGGTCTGATTGGGACTTAGATAACAAATGGATTTACTGCAAAGTGTTTCAGGACTTGCTTGTACATACAGGTAAGATTCCAGACGACAACATCAAGTACATATCCAAGTCAGCATCAATCGAGTTCTATCCTGTAGAAACTGAAGAAGAACGTAAACTTGTATTTGTCATCAAGCCAGATACAAGAAATCACAGCACCTTTTACAAATGATACAAACCGTTGGTAGAATAGTAAATGGAGAAATAGTACCCTTAGAAGAAATGCTTTGGCTCAATGAGTTGAAGCGTCTAAGTGGTAGAGAAGTAGAGATAGTCATTATACCCAGACCTAAGCGCACCCTTAATCAGAATGCCTACTACTGGGGTACTATCGTGTACATGATTTGGACTGAACTAAAAGGACGTGGACTCCAAGCGTCTGATTTGTCCACTCGTACAGGAGACTTGTTACGCAATGATGTTCACGACTTCTTACGGTCTATGTTTGCCCAACGTGAGAAGTTCAACATCATAACCGAAGAAGTTGAAATCGAAACAATTAGCACCAAGGATATGACCTCTATCGAGTTTACAAACTACGTAGAGCGTATCCGTCAATGGGCTGCAGAAGAACTAGGTTTAGAAATCCCAGATCCAAATGAGCAAGATTAAAGCATATTACCACGAAGAGATTTGTGAAGGTACCCAACCGAAACAAACGAAACAAGTAGATACCTATAGCCTGTACTGCTCCCGCTGCGGAGAGATGTTACAACCAGCTGGGTATGAAGAAGCAGAATGCACTGGATGCGGCAGATTGTATACGATCGTAGCACAACCCGGACAAGATGAATGAGACTGTCAATGGCATCCTCTATGTAACGATACAAGTCGAGGTTAACCGTTACGAGAGTACAGACCCGCTAGATGTAACGCATCGTGTAGATGGGTACATACAACAAGTTATCCATGCCATCAACAAGAATCCTTTTCTTGAAGCCTCTGTATCTGAATACGAGGTAAACGAATTGAGTGTGTATGATGTTGATTGGGAGAACCAACTAGATTAAAGAGAGGGGGAGTACGCTCCCCTTCTCTCTACCTTTATACTATGGCAGGGGAGAAATTCAAATCGGGTGACTTAGTCCTCTATAAATACAACTACAAGACATCGTTCAAAGGTATTGATTTAGAGGGCTTTATAACTGTCAAAGGATATTATGGTAATGAGATTGGATTAGACAGAGAAGCTAAGAGATTGGTACGCCAGACTCTTCTCGATAGATTCTTGGATTTAGAAATAACTAGGGAAGACCCTATCAAATTTTACACGAATGATAGACAGAGATAAATACTGGGATGTAATTGCAATCAATAACTCTTCCCTCAATTACATCGACCCAGAATCAGGAGGTAGTCCTAGATACTTTAAGAAGTATTTAGATGGACTGTTGCAGGACAAACCCTCAGCATCGTTTGAGTTGGGGTCGCTGGTTCACCAAGTACTGTTAGAGCCAGAGAGTATAGATATTGAGCCAGCTAATGTGCCAGGTCCAAAAGTCAAGGACATCATTGACTACTTGTATCTACGGTTGAAGTCACAGCACAACGGCTTGATGGAGTTTATTGAGCTATCTGAGGTAGACGTAGAAGAGTGGAGGATTGTGATTCCTGATGACTACTACAGCAACCGTACGTTAGAGTCTAAGGTGGACTCTATCCTCAAGGTAGCTAATCCTTATTGGGAAGCCCTCTGCTTAACTCAAGACAAGACGATTGTAGATTCAGACACGTTCCATAAAATCCTTGGCTGCGTGGACTCTATTCGTATGCATCCATTCGCAGCCGACCTCATAGAAGGCACAGGCTTTGGGCACTCGTATCAAGAAGCATACAACGAGATAGAGATTTACTTTGATAAGGATTGGGAAATCCATACTACAACAGACAAAATAAATCTGGAGTTCAAGGCTAAGCTGGATAGGATTCTAATTAACCACGAGGAGAAGTACTACTCCTTAGTAGACTTGAAGACTACTGGAGGAGCTATAGGTATGTTTGATGATACAGTATTCAAGTATAAGTATCACCGTCAGCTTGCCTTTTACCAATGGGCTATGAGTCAAGCATACGAAGGCTACACCTGTAAGTCTGTATTCATTGTTGCTGTACAGACCAATAAGGAGTATCCCTGTGAAGTGTTTACTCTCGATGAGGACTACTTAGAGTTAGGTTGGATTGAGGCTTCCCAGCTTATCTCTCGTATCGCTTTCCATAAGCATATGAATAACTGGGGGTCGAGTATGGAAAGTTTAATCGGGGGTGTTATCACATTAAAACTAGATGCAGAAGACGATTAATGCAGTAGGCGAGGGATGGGCTTCTACGCTACATCCAATCTTTCAGATGGAGTTTATGCAAGAGTTGAAGCGTAAACTGATAGTAGAGAAGCAGCACAACAAAGTATATCCAGAAGACAAGGATATCTTCCGTGCCTTCAAGCTTACAGACCCCGATACAGTACGTGTACTTATCATCGGGCAGGATCCTTATCATGATGGCTCAGC